TCATTCCCACACAGGTGGGAATCTAGGTCTGTCCGCACGGGAACTTATGCGCCGTCATTCCCGCGAAAGCGGAAATCCGGCTCGTTCGGTTTCAGTTTTTTAGGTTTCAGGCAACTTCTGAATCGTCATTCCCACACAGGTGGGAATCTAGGTCTGTCCGCACGGGAACTTATGCGCCGTCATTCCCGCGAAAGCGGAAATCCGGCTCGTTCGGTTTCAGTTTTTTAGGTTTCAGGCAACTTCTGAATCGTCATTCCCACACAGGTGGGAATCTAGGTCTGTCCGCACGGGAACTTATGCGCCGTCATTCCCGCGAAAGCGGGAATCCAGATTCTTCGGTACAGAAACTTATCGGATAAAACGGTTTCTTTAGATTCTACGTCCTAGATTCCCGCTTTCGCGGGAATGACGGCATAGAGGTTTCTGTTTTCCCGATAAATTCCTGTTACTTTTCGTTGCTAGATTCCCGCCTTATATGATGCGCTCTATCAAAGGGGCGCATTAATTTTCTTAACATTCCCCTTTGACAGCCAAGTGAAAGGGGCTTTTTTATGTCAGCAGTAAATGTAATATTTTCCTGTTCTTATTGGAGAATATTTAAAAAATCAGATTCTTGTGTTTTGTGTTTTTATCAGTTCAGACATGGCGAACCGCATAAACTCATTAATCAAGAGAATTTTTCAAAGCTTTATCAGGCGTTCGATTATATAGATTCGGTTGGTTCGAATTTTCCAGTGATTATCACAACGGATGGTTGTGGTCTTTTTTGTTGATCTTTAAAAGTTTGTCAGGATTTGGCTTTCGGTCGTTGACCGTCGTACGCGCTTTAGCGCGGAAGACGGGAAACGGCTGAAAGCCCCCCCCTTGACTAACAGGGGGGGAGCGAAATTAAAAACCAATTCCAAGAGTAGTGAACGAATGAGTGAAGTTGAATATTTCTCACACTTTATATCGGACGGAAAAGGGAAGCTTTTAGAAATTCCGCAGCGAAGAGGTAAGCAAGACGGGGTTTTTGTTGATTGGATTTCATTCACATTCCATGAAGATACTTTACTGAAAGTTTCCGGTTGCCCTTTATTTTCTGATGCTGAATACATGTATGTATTAAGCAGAAAGCTGGAAGAAATTCTAGGTTTTGGCATAACGCGCAAATGCAAATCAAGGGGCAACAAATTCTATGAATCCATGTATAGGTTAGGTTCGGATGATGTTGATTATGGAGAGGTGCATTTCGGAGGTCAGCGCAATACTGTTTTAGTTGAGTTGAAAGGTACTGGTTGCAGCGTTGCAAGTCCGGGTTGGGAGTTGAGGCTAAAGCAGTTTCTCGATGATTCGATAAGGACAAGAATAACGCGAATTGACCTAGCACTTGATTTTTTTGATGGAGAGTACACGCCGGATCAGGCGTTGTTAGATCACGATAATGGTTTTTTTGATAACAGCAATCAAAGGCCGAAATCTGAAACGATCGGTACGGCTTGGCGGAATGAGGACGGGAGCGGCAAGACATTTTATGTAGGTCGCAAGAAAAATTCTCGTTTTGTTCGTGTTTATGAGAAAGGCAGGCAGCTTGGAGATAAAGAAAGCAAATGGGTAAGGTTCGAGATCCAGTTTAATTATGGAGATATAGAAATACCCTTGGATATTTTAATAAATCAGGGTTCGTATTTCTGTGGAGCTTTTCCAATTTGTAGAAAATTTAAAAATATGCCGGTTCCCGAAAGGTTTGATCAGAGAAAGAAAACGCTTAATTTAACTTTCGAGCATAAATTGCATTACGCGAAAAACGCGGTTGGAAAACTGGTCAATTTCATGATTGAAATGGGTTTTGATAATAGCGAAATTGTGGAATCTTTAAAGGCAGATTCGGGATTTCCCAAAGGATTAGAACCTGAAAAATATGCTCTGGAAATGTTAAGGGACGGTTTGAAACACGGTTTTATTCATGAACAGCCGGATATTGATTTGGAAATTGAACTTGATGAATTGGGGGTTATTGCTTTTAAAAATTCTGACAAATTCGATAGGGAAAAAAGGCTTTTTAGTCCTGATTATGATGTCGAGAAAGAAAGGAAATATCAGGAATATTTAAGTAAAGTTTATCATCAAAATGTAGATTATGATTATTTTTAAAGGAAATCAAAATGTTTAATCAAACTCAAACTGTAACTTATCCTGCAACTTTTTTGGGAGCCAAAAAATTCAAAGGTGAAATTGATGGCTCTAACATTGACACTTGTTCCGTATTGGTTGCAACACCTTTACCGGCACAGTCGGGTAATGCTGTTGGATTTACGGCAGCACAAATGAAGTTCGGGGATAGTAAGAATTTCTCAAGGTTAGAGAATCTCAAATATCCGTGCGAAGTTATGGTAATGGTTGAAATGACTTCGACAGGTAAAGGCATGGTTCCGTCATTAATTGATTTTCAGGTGGCGGAAAAGCCGAAAGGTTGATTTATGAAATTTGAAGAACGTTTCATAGTTCAAGATTTAGAAACGCATGACTTTATTTATCCCGATCCGTTCGGTGATGTGGGGTTTACTCAAAATATTAAATCAGCAGGTCAATTTGAAAGTTACGAAGATGCGTTGAATTCAGGCATAAATGAAATGGGCGGAGGATTCCAGATATTTCAGTTCTTCGTAAAATCGGAATAAAAGAAAAACAGGCTCGGCGGGCGGTCTGTTAACCTTTCACAAAGCCCGCAACAAAGGAAAAATATCATGAAAATGAACCTTGCAACACTAATTATCGGCTGGGTGGTCTGTATGTTTCTTTTTCTTTTCGCAATCCTCTATTTTATCGGCTAAAAACGAGATTCGGAAAAGACTTCGTCCGGATGAAGCAAGTCAAGAAGTCGTTTTATTTTAAATATCAAAAAAAGGAAAAAAACGATGAACATCGTTAAAAAATATGCTGTAAAAGCATTGTTGGCAGCTGGTATCTTCACACCGGCTATTGTTATGGCAGATGGCTTTGATGCAGCCGCGATTGGTACGCAAGTGGCGAATGTAATCATGGGTTTCGTTGCGATGGTTTCCGCCGTGGGTATGGCGGCCATTACCGTCATTTTGGCAATCCAAGGCTTCAAAATGGCTTGGAGCATGATTAAATCTGTCAAATAACGGCAGTGAAGAAAGAGGGGCGCGTGAATGGGTTATCGTGTCGGCATGAACTGTTTTGATACAAGATTGCAGGCAGACGACTATTTATTGTCGTCTCTTCCTCCTACTGTTACAGAAGAAGGAAAAATCATCAGGCCGGAAAGGGTGGGCGATAAATGGATTTTGAACGGAAAGCCGGTCACGCTGTCTTATCCGAAATGTTCGAATTACGAACAAGTTAAATCCGGAGCTTATCTCGGGTCTATGGTTTTAATTCTGTTTGTCGTTATTTACGGCTTCAGGCTGCTGATTAATTTCTTAAAAGACATAGGCAAAGTAGGGGCGTGATGATGTTTGTCGATTTTTGGTTTTTGCTCGGATTTTTCCTGGCTTTGTCTGTCGCTTTGATATTTATATGACGTGTTTTAAAATCAGGCTTTCAAAACAACCTTTGAAAGACAGAAACATGAACAAGCCGTTTATCACGCAGGCGCAGTTGGCACTTTATAAATATCAGCCGTCCAGCAAGTATTTTGGGCAGTCGATGGCATTAATTGCGTCTAAGGAATTTGAAGAGTTTGTAAGAAATGTAAAAGAATACGACGTAATAGAATGTTTCTCTTATTTTTTAAATAAGAGGGTAACGCATAATATTTGGAAAATTTATTTTTCTGATGAGTCTAATATTTTTATTAGGAAGTCAGAAGAAAATGGAAAAATTTCGCATGAATTTATTTACTCGGAATTTTCTGATAGCAACACCGATTTTAATGTGTTGTTCTCTTAGTTTTGCAGAACCAGCAAGAATAGATGATCGAATAATAAAATTTAGGCCATCTAAATCAAAGTTTTTTGAATTTACAGGATATAGAAAAATCAATAATGAATTTTCTAAATTCACAGAAGCGGCAAATGTCGAACATATCCCCACGGGCGCAAAAGCCCGAATCAACGCAAAGATAACCGCCAGCGTTTCCCGCGCTGGCGTATTGGCGGGGGTCGGCAAACTTGCCCGCTTAGGCGCGAAATTAAGCACAAGGGCGGTTCCCTATGTCGGAACAGCCCTTTTAGCCCACGACGTATACGAAACTTTCAAAGAAGACATACAGGCACGAGGCTACCAATACGACCCCGAAACCGACAAATTTGTAAAGGTCTCAGGCTAAGTGCGCCTGTTGCCGCCTAAAAGGTAACCCGGATGCCTGATTATCGGGTATCCGGGGAGGATTAAGGGGGTATTTGGGTAGAATTAGGGAGTGATTGGTAGCGGAAATAGACGAAAACCTGTGTTTGGGTTTCGGCTGTCGGGAGGGAAAGGAATTTTGCAAAGGTCTCTTTTCGTCATTCCCGCCACTTTTCGTCATTCCCGCGAAAGCGGGAATCTAGAATCTCGGACTTTCAGATAATCTTTGAATATTGCTGTTGTTCTAAGGTCTAGATTCCCGCCTGCGCGGGAATGACGAATCCATCCGTACGGAAACCTGCACCACGTCATTCCTACGA